GGAAGCGCTCGCAACGATTGCAAAATCACTCAACTTAAAAGATGGCGCTGCTAGTGATGAAGTCATCACCTCGCTGAATGCAAAGCTGGTCGAAAAACCTGCTGCTGGTAGTGACAATGAAGTCGAAACGCTACGTGAAGAGGTTAAGTCTCTCAATAAAAAATTGACAGATGTTGTTTCAACAAACGCCAAGGCAACAGCAGAAAGTGTTATCGACAAGGCTGTTTCCGATTTGAAAATCGTCCCTTCTTTACGTGATCACTACATCACACGCCACATGAAAAACCCGGAAGAAGTTGAAGGCGAATTAAAGCTAATGCCTTCGCTTCATTCAGGTGGTCTGGGTGGTCGTTCAATGGTTGAAACAAAAGAAGGCGAGCTTGGTGCGGCTGACGCTGAGGTCTGTTCTTTGATGGGGCTTGATCAGGAAGCGTTTGCAAAACAGGCAAAAGAAACTGGAAAGGTATTTTCGTAATGGTAGCTCACAACGATCAAAAGCTTGGTAGCAAACTGCCGGGTTCAGGATTTGGATATCCGGTGCTTGGTGGTGTTCGTATCTTTGGCACAACTCTAGTCGGTCTCACAGCTGAGGGATTTGCTGCGCCCATTCAACATGCAGACGTTATCGTTTTTGCGGGTGTCTCTGAAGAACGTATCGATAACCGTGATGGTTCTAATGGCGACGAGACAGTTGAGACTGAACGTCCCTGTTTGAACTGGCCTATTGAAGGTGTGGATGTCTCCAATATCGGTGATGCAGTTTATGCAGCTGATGACAATACATTGCAGTTAACAAACGCTGGTAGCGAGTTGGCTGTGGGTGAAATCAGAGCCGTGGATGCTGAAGGCATCTGGGTTCAGTTTTAAGGAAAGCAAAAATGGATATTAATGCATCAACGCTTCGAAGTGTTTATACAGGGCTTTCAACTGCCTTTAATGGACGCTTTGAAACAACAGAAACTTTTTACAATCAAATTGCGATGACCGTTGGTTCGACAACCGCGTCTAACGAATATCCTCGCCTTGATGATCTTCCAGGCTTTCGTGAATGGGTAGGTGATAGAGTTGCGCATGACTTGTCAGCATCAACTTATTCAATCAAGAACCGTGAGTTTGAAAAGACGATCGCAATTAAGCGCAGCCAAATTGAAGACGACCAGATTGGTCTCTTTGCACCTGTTGCAGGTCAGTTTGGTAGTGACGCTGCAGAGTTTCCTGATCAGTTGGTTTTCCCACTGTTCAAGAAAGGTGCCGAAACAATTTGTTATGACGGCCAAAACTTCTTTGATACCGATCACCCTGGCTACAATGAAGAAGGTGGAACGACTTCTGTTGCCAATATTCAAAACGGTGATGGTCCAGCATGGTTCTTGGTTGACGATAGCAAAGTTATGAAGCCAATGGTTTTCCAAAACCGAAAACCATTTACACTGACTGCTATGGATAACCCGAACGATCCTAATGTCTTCACAAAAGGCAAGTTCGAATGGGGTGTTGATGGTCGCTGTAATGCAGGCTTCGGTCTTTGGCAGTTGGCATTTATGTCAAAAGCTCCTCTTACTCCAGAAAACTACGAGAAAGCACGTGAGGCGCTTACTAAAATTCGTAGGCGCGATGGTCAGGTCATTTCCATTAAGCCTAACAAGCTTCTCGTTCCGTCAAATCTTGAAGGCGCAGGTCGCAAGCTTCTAAACGCTGACCTTATCGATGGTGGCAATAGCAATATCTGGAAAGGCACAGCTGAATTATCCGTAATTCCGCTGCTTGGTTAAGGTGCGCGTGATGAGCAAAGAGAAAATCAAACTTATCTGTCGCCGTCCTGGTATGCGCCGTTGCAATCAAGCTCATGGAGCTGAAAAGGTTTATGACGCTGACCATTGGACGGAAGAGCAGCTGGCAATATTTGAAGCCGATCCAGATTTTGCTTTGGTGGCAGTGGATGGGTCAGAAGCCGATGCTGGCAATTCTGGTGAACCTGCTCCGGATGCGCCTGAAGGTGTCGAGCTGATTGACGCAATTATTGCAGAAATCAAAAAGCTTGAACCGGGTGGGTGCGGCAATTAAAAAGTCCAAGGAATAACCTCCTGCAAAGACTGCACGAAAGGTGAGTGGCGAAATGTGTCGCCACTCACCATCCAAACAAGAAAGAATTTTTTATGTACGCATCACCACAGGATATGATTGACCGCTTCGGCTTAACCGAAATGCTCAGGCTTTCACGCCCTGAAGACCGTGATGCGGAAACAGTTGATGAGGCTGTTGTTATTAAAGCAATTGAAGATGCCACGGCTGTTGTTGATGGTTATCTGCGTGGGCGATATCGTCTTCCCCTCCAGGACGCGCCTAAGGATATCGTTCGTGCAGTTTGCCATTTAGCAAGACACGACTTGGCAGATACAGGCAGAAGCGAACCCTCTGATCATATGGTCTCTGCCCGAAAAGAAATAATGTCATGGCTTGGCAAACTCTCAAGTGATGCCGTGCGCATCGATGCGCCTGCTGCTGGTTCAACCACATCTGAAGCAAAAACTGGTGGCGCTCGTTTTTCCGATCGTAAGCCTGCGTTCACTGATGAAAGTCTTGGTGGTTGGTGATGGGTAAACATACGCCTGCAAGATTGGACGCAAACGCAATCAGAGTGATGGAACCTGTCATTGTTGATCGCCTGCGGCTAGCGTTTCCCTCGAAGATTTTTGGCATTGAACGCGTTCCTTCAACCCTCTCTATGTCCGAATATAAACGTGTCTTGAGAATGTCTCCTTTTATTGGCCTTGCGTGGGTAGGTTTTAAAAAGGACGGTGATAGCGGTCGCATTCTAAAAGGCGTTCATCAATGGCGATTAACGATGGTGGTGCGTGCTTCTAATGGTCTTGAAGCGCGATTTAAAGGTGATCATTCAGATGTAGGTCTTGATGCAATGGTTGATATTGCGACGGCGCTTTTGCAGGGCGCAGTCTTTGATGAGATTGGATTTTCTACTGTCACTGATGCGCAGTCTGTTTTTGCCCAAGGACATGAAGATGATGATGTTGCACTTGCCCATGTCAATTTTGAAATTGCCTACTCTGCTCCTCTTGGAAATCTTGAGCTGAAGACCATCATAGAAACCCCTAAAAGTAAGGAAGACTGATTATGGGAAAACGTAATCTTAAAACACTTGAGCCTGCTGAAGGCAGAGTTGTTCCTCTGGAAGACGGTAGTGCTTGGCCTACAAAAACCAAGAAAGTCAAAGATGAGGACGTCGAAGTACCTAAAGCCATTGAAGTTGTGATGTCTCGTTATTTTCGCAGACGCTTACGCGATGGCGATGTTGTTGACATCAATGCAAAAGCAGAAGCTTCCAAGGCGTCAACAAGCACAAATACAAAGAAAGGTAAGTAACAATGGATCCGATCACATTTGATGAAATCCCATACGACCGACTTGAACCTGGTACATTTCTTGAAGTCCGTCCAAATTACCGCAATGCAGGTCTTTTACCTTATCCTGTACGCGCTTTATTAGTTTTGCACAAACTTCCTGAAGGCTCTATGCAAGAAGGGCAAATTGTTCAAATCACCAATGCAGATGATGGTGTCGCATTATCAGGTGCAGGCTCTATTGGTGCAGATCAAATCCGTGCCTTTGTTAAAGCTAATAAAACTACTCCACTATATGCAGTTGCCCTTGGCGATGCAGAAGGCGCGGTTAAAGCAAGAGGATCATTTACCTTTGCTGGCGGCGTGAATGTGGCGGTAGTTCTACGTGCGCGTATCAACAATAAACAGGTACGCTTTACAGCGCAATCGACAGACGAAGTCGATGCCATTGCAGACAAGATGGCTGCCGCAGTTAATGCTGAAGCTTTGCCCGTTACAGCAACTTTCGTCATGGTGGTGAGGTTGGTAATAATATCGACTTACGTGTTGATACTAAAGCGCAACCAATTCCTGACGGTCTAACCATTACCATTGAAGAGATGGCTGACGGCTCAGGTAATCCTAATGTGGATGACGCACTAGATGCAGTGGCAGGGCAATGGTTTACACAAATACAAATGCCATGGAACGATATTACTAATGTCGAAGCCTTGG